GCTGGTTCCAAGGAAGATTGGATTGGCATGGCGCAAGCAAACTTGGAAATGGTAAAGAAGACGCTTGATTCCATTCCTGGCCGTGACAATATCGTAGATGACATTGCCAGTGACCCAGAGAACAAGAAAGACGCTGAGAAAGCGATGGAAGATGTCAACGCTAAGATGGCAGAGAAGGTCAAGGCAGTCGTAGGCAGTAACTTTAATCTCCAGACATTTTAATAGAAATGGGTACAATTAATTACGCTGGTAATACCTATGCTGGTGAGGTACTTGAAGACCTCTTGGTATATACCGCACATGGTAACGATACATACAATGAGGGGCTGATTCACATTGTTCCTGGTATACAGAAGCGAAAGACTCTGCCTCATGTTTCACTCGGTTCAATCATTCAGGATAATGTAGCAACTCCTACTTCAACGCAAGGCGGTGCTGACGGTTCTACTGGCAAGAACGAGTACAAATTCTCAGAGCGTTATCTGGAGCCGCAGGACTTCATGGTATATCTGGAGTTTAATCCTCGTGACTTTGAGGAATACTGGAGACCTTTCCAGCCAGAGGGCGAGCTGATTTTCCGTGACCTCGATCCGAAGGTGCAGGCAACAATGCTTCATCTGCTTGTTGACCGAAAAGACCAGTACATCGGTGACTCTATCTGGTGTTCAAAGAAGGGCGGAAAGGTTTCTACCATTACTTCTGACCAGCCTACTACGAATGTTACTCTTGGTGGCGATAGCGATGCTGGCCCGATGAAGTATTTTGACGGTTTTGTAGTTCGCTGTCTTGACAACCTCGCAGCAAACGCTGCTGGTTCTCCCACTGAAGCTCAGAAGAATGAGAAGGCTACTGGTAAGGTTGTTCTCGCTGGCGCAACAGCAATGACTACTGGTGAGGCAGTAGAAAAAGCCCTTTACGCAATGTATCGCCAGTGTCCTAAGAAGCTCCGTAAGAGCAACAAGTTGAAGTTCGTCATGGGTTGGGAGCTTTGGGATTTGTATGACGCATACCTTTCAAGCAAGGATGTGAAGTATTCTGAGAACGCAGATGTGAACAAATACCGCTTCAAGGGCAAGGAAATCAAGGTCATTGATGGTATTCCAGAGCAGACTATCGCTCTCGGCAAGTTCACTCGTGACATGGATTCGTGCCTCTGGATGGGCGTTGACTACGCAACAGACCAAGAGTCTGTTAAGGTTGAGAAACTTCAGGCAAACAGTGAGTTGTACTTCTTCCAGATGCGCATGAAGGTCGATGTAAACATCGTACTTCCTTCAGAGATAGTTCTCTGGACTACTTACAAGTACACTGAGTAATCCAACAATTCAGTAACTCAATATAAATCAAGGGGAGTGGAGTCAATTTACTCCATTCCCCTTTTTAGATTTCAATCATTATGGCAAAGAAGAAAACCGAAGATGCTATTTCTGTAGAAGCTGGAACTGATGCGGTTGTTAATGAAAATACAGAGACATCTGTAAATGAGACTGAAACAGCCGCTCAGTCAGAGGATATTCCAGAAGTTCCAGTAGAGAAGAAAACAAGAGCATCGAAAAAGAAAAGTGAGAGCGAGACTGAAACAGCCGCTCAGTCAGAGGATATTCCAGAGGATGTGAAAGCCGTTTTGAAATGCTATCCAGAAGAAGCAGAACTATATGTTTCCAAGTATGGCGGTACATTCCCGAAAGACTCTGAACCTTTTGTAAGGGGTAATGCTATTCTTTACAAAAATCCGTTCTACAAATCATAACAAAAGATAAATAATGGCTTTAGGTGGCGTATTTATGACCGACACCGATGGTAATATTGGAAAGGAGCTTTCCAACCTTACAGAAAAGGTTTGTGGTCTTGTATTTGACATTTCGGCTCAGAAAGACATTTGGACTAAGGGCGCAGGAGTTAAGCTCGCAGCTGCTTTGAAGGACACTGTTGTTGAGCTTAATTCAATTGAGGACGCTGAGACACTTGGTCTTGTCGCATATACAGGCGAGAATGACAGCGATTCCAATAGCAAGGACTTTCTCGCTGGCATCCCTTATTACCACATCAAGCACTTCTTCACGGCTTGCAATAACTCTGGTAGATTGTTTATCGCATTTGCTGATTGTTCAAATAATTGGAATGTGCTTGTAGACATGCAGAAGGCAGCGCATGGCGTTATCAATCAGTTTGGTGTATGGACTGAACAGCATCTCTGGAAGCAGGCAGATCCTTCAGCAGACACATACAGCATCCAGATTGTAAGCGATTTGCAGTCAACAGCCAAGGAACTTGCTGACAAGTATAATGCACCTTGTGTAGTATTGCTCAATGCCAACACATCAAAGGTTGCAACATCCAGTGGCGATTCTACAAAGGTAGTGTTTAGTAAGATTCCTACCTGTATTGTAGATGCTCGCTATGTGAGTGTGCTGCTCGGACAAGGACTTGATACTGATGTTACCAAGATGCAGTGCGCCTTGGGTTCCACCACTCCAGTAGGCAATATTGGTGCAGCACTTGGCGAGCTTACACAGTGCAATGTCGGTGAGTGCATGGGTTGGGTTCAGAACCACGACCTCGTAGGTTACTTCCCTGACATCGAGTTTGGTTTCGGTGATTCAGAAGTTGAGAGTAACGCATTGAAGAACTCTACCAAGTATTCTTCGCTCAGTCAGACTCAACTTGACACGCTTGACAATCTTGGATATGTATTCTTGGTTCGTTATACAGGGCTTGAAGGACATGTTTACTTCTCTGGAGACCAAACTTGTTCAAGTGGCGACTATTGCACTATCGCTCGTAATCGTGTAATCAACAAATCAAGACGCTCTGTGCGTACAGCATTGCTTCCTTATGTGAACTCGCCTATCAAGGTAAATCGCAGTAACGGACAGCTTTCCGCAGCGCAGATTACTATATTCACCAATTTGATTTCTGACATCCTTACAGCGATGACAGATGCAGAAGAGATTTCTGGCATGGGTAAGATTACCATTCCAGCAACTCAGAACATCTTAAAGAACGACAAACTTGTCATTCAGTACACTATCGTTCCTCTTGGCTGTGCAAAGACCATTGAGGTTACTGAAGGACTTGTGTTATCCGCTTCTTAATGGCAACAATAGTAAATAATGTAGCCTATTCATGGGCACAGATAGAGCTTACTGCTCCAGCACTTACAGGATCAAGTGATGCCAACCCCACTATTTTGCAGGGTGTATCGGCAATCAAGTGGAACATTAAGCGCAATATGAAGACCAATTACGGTCTTGGTGGTGAACCTGTAAACCGTGGTTTTGGCAATCGTGAGTACACGGCATCTATTACTATGGACTACAACACCCAGGTTCAGCTACGAGCTTTACAGGGTTCTCTCATGGCACTTGGTGAGTTTGACCTCGTAGTGTCATTCGCCAATGAAATGGGAACAGACGATTGGACTGAGGAAACTGTAACACTGAAAGGATGCCTCTTCAATGAGGACGGAATGGAGGCAGAACAGGACGCAACCAACATTACAAAGGAGTTTGACTTGAATCCGTTTAAGATTATTTGCAGCACGAGCGCAAATACATAATGGTTGAATAAAGTTTAGATGAAAGGGGAAGGATAGCAAAATATCTTTCCCCTTTTTCAAACTATCCATTCTCAACCACCCTATTCCTATATAGAAATTCAAAACTTTAATTAAATCATTATGGCAAAAGTAGTAACAGAAATTTTTGACGAGAACGGCAATATCAGTGCGGAACTTCAGGCAGCGGTTGATAAGAAAGCCGCAGAAATCAAGGAAGAGCAGAAACTCAAAACAGTATTCCCTCTTGTGATTAAGGGTACGGAGGATGATGACAAGGATGTTTATATCGGCTATTTCCGTCAGCCTTCATTCAAGGCTTTCTCGAAGTATCTTACCGCTTCACAGAGCAACCAAGCACTCGCTATGCGCACGCTTGCCACAGACTGTTTCGTAGGAGGTGACAAGGAACTTGTTGACGATGATTCGCTCTTCTTGTTTGGCTTGATGGGGCAGCTTGGTCAGATCATCCAGATGCGCAATGGTACGCTCGTAAATTTATCAAAGCCTGGGAAGTAAAAGATGACGAATATTTGCGTCAGAAACTTATCTTTATAAGGCATTATTTCCCAGGAATCGACATAGAATCTCTAAGCGATGAGGATTTCGCAATCATAGCCAATGATGCGGAATGGCTTGACCAGCACCAAATAAAGGTTAATCAAGTAAAGACGCTTGGACTTCTTGCATAGGTTTTTGTTATCCCTACTTTCATTAATTTGAAGGTAGGGATTTTTCGTTGACAGTGACCTATATATTTCTGATAAACTCTATTCTTGTAAAAATAAATATGATATATAATGGCTCAGAATTATACAGTCAATTATGACATAAATGTATTGTCACAGGATGCGGTGACAGCCATCAATAGCTTTACACAGGCAACAAAGAAGCTTGACCAAGCTATGCGACCGTTCCGCAAACTCAATACATCTATCAGCAATTTACAGAACAATCTGACGAAACTTAATGCCAAGACATATACTGTCAAGTTGGAGACAAGTAAGGCGGTGAATAATGTAGATAAACTGATAGGCAGACTTCGCAGATTGAAGGCAGAAGCAAAAGGGGCTGGAATCAATTTAGGTTCCATTAATACTGCTGGCGGTGTGGCTGCTGGTGGTACGAGTAGCCGTAACACTGGAGGTAAGCGTGTTACTGCTGCCGCTGCTGGAAGAACAGCAGTTTCTAATAGCGTTATTGCTCGCAATATGCCGAAGAACTTAGGCTATAAACTCCTTGGCCCGACACCACTTGACACAGGCGGCATCATGGCTGTTGATATGCTTAAAGGTATGGGTATAGCATACGGCATTGCTGGAATTGGTTCGTTGATTAGTAACTCTGTAAAAGACTATACGGAGTATAACAATATTATGAAAACCGCAGAGAATATCCTTGGTGCGCATGACAAACGTGCTGACTTCAAGGAGCGGTTTGCTGCAATGGAAAAACAGGTGCGTAATGTTGGTGTACAGACCAAGTTTACAGCACCCCAGGTAGCTGATGCCTCCAAGTTCTTAGCTATGGCTGGTTTTGATGTAGACGCAATCAATAAGTCAATTGCGCCTATAGCTGATATTGCCCTTGTTGGTGATACAGACCTTGGTGAGACGGCAGATGTTGTGACCAATATTATGACAGGCTACAATATTTCTCCAGAAAAAGTACGCAAGGCAGCGGACATTATGACGATGACCTTCACCAAATCAAATACAACATTGATGGAGATTGCGGAAGCATATAAATATTCCGCTTCTTTGTTGTCGGCTGGTGATGTGCCGTTTGAGGAAGCTACTGCTGCTATGGGTATATTGGGCAATGCTGGTATTAAAGGCTCACAGGCTGGTACAACGATGCGTACCATCATGGCGAATATCGTTAATCCTACAAAGAAACAGGCAGCAGCATGGAAGCGCATTGGTGTAAGCCGTACAGACAAGAACGGCAATATGCGTGACGTTGTTGACATCTTTGAAGATTTGAACAAGAAGGATTTGTCGCTGTCTGATTATTACCAGATATTCCATAAAACAGCAGCGCAAGGTGCTGTGTCGTTGGCGAATGATGTTGAGGGTTGGAATGAGATAATAAAGGCAAACTTTATGTCTGAAGGTCTGGCGAAGCAATTGGCAGATGAAAAGAAGAATACCATACAAGGTTTGTGGGCGCAGCTTACTTCTATGTTTACAGAAGATGGTATTGAGGCGTTTGATGAGATACAGCAGCCGATAAAGAACTTTTTGCAAAGTATTACGAGCTGGTTAAAGACTGACGAAGCTAAGAATTTTATAAAGCAAGCAGCAAAAGACTTAATGGATTTTGCAAAAATGATTTATGACGTTACGAAACAGTTGTTGGCTTTCTATGAACAATTTAGACCTATCATTAAAGCTTTTGTAGAGTTTCAATTAAAGATGTGGCCTATATTGTCTTTGATGAGAGTATTCAAGGCTGCATTTTTAGGCGTTTCTGGTATTGTTAAGTTTTCTGGTCAGATATTTTTGTTGACAGGTAGGATTGTAGCTTTGGCTTCTGCAATTAAATCTGTTGGTATGTTGAATTTTGCCAAAAATATAGTCGGTGGTGGATTCGGCCTTAATCAATTTTGGGGAACAGCTTATAACACAGGGCGCTTTGGCGAAAAATTTGCAGCAGCAAGACCAGATGTACAAGAACGTTATTTAAGGATGTATGGTGGGGTTGCGCCAGTGCGAAGTCAAGGAGCATCTGTAAAAGGTGCGACAAGTGGCACAAGCGGAATACTTTTACCTGCTGTTGGCGGACTTGTTGGCGGACTCGCTGGTAATGAAATTGGAAAAGCTATTGGCGGTGAAGATTCACTTTGGGGAACAGTTGGAGCTGGTATTGGCGGTCTTGGCATGATGGCTGGTCTTATGGCTGGAGGCCCTATTGGTTGGGGTGCTGCTGGTGCTATTGCCGTTGGCGGTGCTATTGCCTATATGGTAAATTTGAATAATGCCGCTAATCAAGCGCATGAAGCTATTACAAAATGTCTTGGCTCGTTGACTGATGAGAATGGTATGCTAAGTGGGGATCATTATACCATTACAGAAAGGTATTTGAATTTAGTCAACAATAAAGAATTGAGCATCAATGACATTATTAAAGAAAGAATAAGGCTTCGTAATGAAGAATTAGGTCTATCAACAGGTAATAATAAAGACACAGCTAATTGGGATGGCAAGGTCTATGATGAATGGGCTGCAAAATTTAATGCAAGAGATACATGGTATGGCTCTGGTAATTTGGCAGAAGATGCTATATCCGCAGTTAATCAGTTAGGATTAAATGCGCTGAAGATGACTGGCATTAATCATTTTAACCATCCAAATGGAAGAGCTTTTTACAATGTAACTGATGGAGACTATTATTGGGTTGATTTGCAAGGTCACACTAACCGTTTAAGAAATCCAGACGGTAGTAATGATCAAAAAGACGTGATGGCTGCAATGTCAGCTCTATATTTGGAAGGTGTAAATGGTGCGCAAGGGGCGATGGCAATACAGCAGATACAAAATAGTTTGTACGCTGCCATGATGCACGGCACACGACAAGACTTCGATAAAATTAAGAACGACTGGCAAAAGAATTATGGTACAATCACTGCATCGCAAAACACTTATCCGTATGCGTTTAGTTGGGGCATGGATGATTTGAAAACATGGTCAGCAGCAGATAAAGTAAACACCTATGCTTATCAGCAAGGCTTATATGACCGTATGAATGGTTTGTATGGTGCAAATGCTGATGTATGGAAGAATGTTGATGCTTATTTTAATGCCATTGACAATAAGACATTGACAGAAGATATAGTAGTTAAATTTATTTCATCTGTCAATGCAGAGCTTGGTGCATGGCTTGCTGGATATACGGATAAAACAGCTACAGATTGGGCAAAGGCATTGGGCTTTGATAATGGAAAGTGGCAGACTACAACACAGGCAGAACAAGCGAAAGAAAAGTTAGAGAGCTTAATAAAAGTTATTGATGCTCTTGGGCTTCCAGCGCAGGATGCAGCCTCAAATTTGTTGTCATTAGCGACTCAGTTGAATACTTTTGCTGGAGGTTTTGTTTTTAATGCTAATAATGGGCATCCAAATTACGATGCAGCAAATAATGGAGCTAAGAAAACAGTAAATGGCGTTACATACCAATATAATGCTTCTACAGGTATGTGGAATCCTATAAGTGGTTCTGGGTGGAGTGTAATGCTGCCAATGGATAATAACACCATGCAAGGCACTCTTAGAAATCAAAAGAAAACTGGAAATCAGAATGGCGGTCGCAATGGTCGTG